AACATTTGCCCGTTTTGTTTTTTGCGCAGTGTTACGGAATAATTTACGGCTTTTTCCTTTAGATAATTTCCTTCTTTTTTTCACTTTTGTAACTCCTTGTTTTTATTGTTTGTTTTTTTTATGACTGACCCCGTCGGTGTCAGTCCTGACATTTACATCAAGTAGAGTCATGTCAGGGAGCCTCGGTTTGAGGCTCCATTTTCGCTTGTAAGCTCATTTTTTAAATTTTGGATACTAGAGTCCATCTTTAGCAGTAGAAGGTCTATAACATCATCTACAAAGGCTAAGGCGACGTCATCGTATTCGTTGTCTGTGCTTTGCACATACTTGAGTAATTCGGGGTATAAATACTTTTTATATAGAAGTTTTATTAGTTTGCTAATCATGCTGTTGCTCCCGATGTTGTTGTGTTTGTTTTTTCACTTGGAATCGTAGTCGATTCCAGCGTGTTATCTGGAATTGGTGCTGGTGCTGGTGGTTTATTTTTTAGACCCATCTTAATCATTTCTTCTGAGTTTTTTTCGTCATTAACGAAAGCAAGAAATTCTGCTGGATCATTGTTGAATCGTTTGCGAACACCCGCATCGATAGCATCAAATTGTTCTTGTGCTTGTATTTGGATATTTAAAGATTCTTGATACGAAATAGGTGTATCAAATTCCCCGAAGAGAGCTTGATTTTTATTAATAGGTAATTCTCCGGTTTGTTGATATTTGTGTAAAATATATTTCATATCCGAAGATTCTTTAAAGTTCTGCTGAACATTTGATTCATTACCAGTGTGTAGTTTAACTGATCGTGAGCCATTAGCTCGTTCTGATACTTCTATTGAAGGTTTGATGATTTTTGAAATTTCTTTAACCATTGAGGTCTCCTAGTAAAGATTATTGTTGTATTGTCTTTCCATTTCTCTGGTACGCTGGCGAGATCTGAAGTATTCGCCTCTTCCTTTTGGTCTTGTCCCTGGTCCACCTTTGTTAAAGTTGAACTCAGGTTTCATCATTTTTGTTGCGTCTCCGGCTACTCCTAAGCCTTGTCTGATTGTATTTGCCCATACTCTAAAGGGGATGTGACCGATTTCTGCTTCTGCCATTGCTTTTCTGTAGTTTGCCTCAGGTTTTGCAGCTTTTAATTGCGCATTGAGGATTTTGTTTTGTACTTTAGCATTTTTTGTTTCTTGTGCAGTTTTTGCGGATGTGTTTGCTGTAGCTTCTGATTGTTTGTCTTGTAATCCCACAACGGATTTTAGTTTTTTTAATTCTAAAGCACTACTAACACTAGCTGACGTTGCTCTCTGCGCATCTGCATAAGGATTTTGCATTTGGGCGGTTGCCCCGGAGGGCGTGGAAGCGCCCCCCTGGGAATAGGCCAACATTGGATTTAGGCCTGCCGTCTTTAGGTCTTGCATAGTTCTTTGATAAGCAGTATTGGAATTGGCTTGTTGAAAAGCCCTGTTTTCTCTAGCTATGCGTTCATTAGCGACATTTGTTTTTTGTACGCCTTTGTAAGAAAGATAACCACCAAGCATATTGCCTGCCATTGGTGCTGCTGCTGCTGCGAATGCTCCGAAACCCATAGTAATCTCCTAGAAATGATCTATAAGACCAGGTGTGCTGTAAGTAGGCATAGGTCTAGCGCATTTAAGATTGAAGTAAGCATCAAAGATGAAGTGTGGCTCTGTAGGTGTAGCAATAACTCTATCTATTGGTGGATTCTCGGTGATGAAGGCTGCGTTTAGTTCTGGTAGTGACCCAAATTCTTGGGATAGATGCCAAATATCTAAAGATGATGCGTAAGTAGAGCGAAATTGTCCCGTAATTTGACTCGGCTTGTAACGATATTCGCTCCAACGCTCTGCGTAACCGAACACAAGTTCGTCATTTGCTGAAGCATCTGCATAGATTTCTTTATTTAATACAGCTTGTTCGCCTATATGGGCTAGTGCAGGATAGAAGTAATCAAATCTTTCTGACCTTGAAAACATTCTGTTAAGACCTTGTTGATAAGTTAAATCTGCTCTGGCTGATACCATGCCGAGAATAACCCCATGTTCTGTAAATGATTTTACGAAACCGTGTCCGTATTGTGAGGCTGTTCCGAATGCGGTTAATGTCCCTTGTGGTGTACCTGAAGATTCTGAAGTTTGTTGAACGGGATGAATGTTAACAGGTGATGATCCGCCACCTAGATATTCTGGCCTTTGTAGTCTTGAGTCTGGAGAGGTTACACCAAAGTGAGATTTAATGATTTCGGTGTATCTTGTTCCGCCACGGGCATCACGCTCGTAAAGTTTTTGTATTTGAAATGCTAGTCTTAATGCATTTATCGTAGCAGCAGTTGCACTTGATAGATCCGCAAAGACACCAGGATAACCAGCATTGTCAGGATCTTCTTCAACATAAAATTTATTATTATCACCAGCGGCAGCCCAATTAATACCAGCCGCTTCAGCATACGCCGTTTGACCAGTTGTTCCAGTTTCGTACACATTAGTAGAAACACCTTGAGTAAAAGTTTGAGTTAATTTACCGATACCTGTAACCGGAGCGGTTGTTCCTAGAGGGATTGTGACCTCGTCACCTTTTTGAGGCCAAGGTAAACATGATGTAAAATAATCATGTCTCTTGCCACGTTGTAATAGTGCATAATCTGTAGACGTATCAGGGCCATCGTCTTTATCTACGGTAACAGATTGTTGCAAGTTTTGATCTCGAAACCATTCGTTCCAGATTAAATTATAGGCTCTGTGAAATAAAGAAATGTGTTCCAAGCCTGCAACTTCAGTAGGGATTCCCATATAATCAGAAAGCGATCCTACTAAGTGACCACCTACCGGTGAGTCCATGGTTGGTACTAAGAATGACGTACTATCTGTTGGATTGTCTTGCTCTCCGTGGAATTTTTGGAAATTATCCCAAATAAGTCTTGTAGGGACGAAGAAGAAGAAGCTATCAAGGAAAATATTATCCATGATAGGAGTAAGAGGTGTTGAAAGTCGTGAGAACGAAGTCATGCTCAAATTGAACGTGTCCCCTGGAAGAACCTCGTCACAGAATACCGGAACTAAATCAGCGGCATCGAACGTAGTTTTATAGCCATGACTCCGATCGAATGACGAGCGGGGAATGGACGCTTTCGCAGTCTGGGAAAAATTGTGATTCATGATGGATTTCATATCCTCTTACTCCTGTTGTTTACTAGTTTACACTAGCAAGTTGGTTCATGGTTAATTTCTGGGTTTTTTAAGTCAATTAGATCACAGATATGTAGTTTTGATTCAAATGCTGTGATGGTTCCTGTTAATTCGTCGAATTCTCCTATTTCAAAGAGAGAGTAATCTTCTGGGTTACTAGCCAGCTCTCCTTTGTTTGAGTTAATTGCATCTCCTACAGCTCGCAATACTTCGCCTTTGTTTCTAAGGAGATTTGGTTGATGGTAATAATCTGCTTTTAGATCTTTAATTGTGTAAAATTTTTTCTTCATTTTCGTACTTCCTTGGTAATTTATTCAAAACGTTATTGTTTTGAATTTTTTCTTTAACGGCTAATCTTTCTGATTCAAATTCTTCTGGATTTAATTTTTTTAACTTCGCGGATTCCTTGATCCTGCGATATCTGAGTTTTTGAAACTCTTTAGGGTCTAGATGCTCATAAAGAGCATCATAATATTTAGGTGGTTTTAAATGTTTCCCTTTAATTATTAGTGTATCTGAAGGATAAACATCAGAGCCGAATTTGTCAAACCAGGTTTTACCGATTCCCGGTCGTCTAGACATTGTATTATATTCGGGCTTTCTTAGTAAGGTGATTTCGCCTGTAGTAGTATTTACTTTTGTTCCATAATTATATTCTTGAAGTTCACCTGTGATTTTTTTTGTTATGTAGCGTGCAACGTAGGCAGCACTGTCAAATGTTACATCTCCTACTGTTACGAAGCCTTTCCCCCATAATTTCTCCAGGTCTTCGCTTATATATATTTTATTTCCATTTTCCTCTTTAAAGAAAATGAGATCTTTAAATCGGAAGCCGAAGATGCATGCGTGATAATGGGGACGTTTTCCTTTCCCGCCATATTCACCGCAATGGTAGAATCTAATTCCGCTTCCGTGTTTTTTCCTAAATCGTTTCATGAAATCTTGAAAGTGTTTAAGAACTAGTGTTCCGTGTTCTGGAAGATTTTCTGGATTATAGGTTAGTGTTATGAAGCAATTTTCTTTGTGCATTTGTGCTTCATGATGGCAACGTATTGCCCATTGTTTTGATCGTGCAAGTCTGCAACCTATGCACCGCCCACAAGGGACGGTGACTTCTAGGTCTCTGAACCCGGCATTTGGATTAAATTCAATTGATCTTTTGCCAGTTTCGTTTACGATTTTTGAACGCCAACCTACGATCGGCTTATAACAGGCTATAATCTTCCCCCGCCTCGAAGAGGTCTCATGGTAACATTTGCCCGTTTTGTTTTTTGCGCAGTGTTACGGAATAATTTACGGCTTTTTCCTTTAGATAATTTCCTTCTTTTTTTCACTTTTGTAACTCCTTT